TTACCAATTCAGAAGGTTCAGCGCCTGGACGCCTTCGGCGGCCAAGGCGCGACGTTCAACGCCCTTGGTGTAAATCTCTGAAGTCCGCGCCTCGGTGTGCGCCATCACAGCCATTATCTGATGCTGTGAGGCCCCGCTTTCAGCCATCAGTTCTGCCATGGCCTTTCGGATCCCGTGCGAAGTCTTGTCTGGCAGTCCAGCTTGATCGCACCATTTGCGCACTTGGTTGCGCAGGCTTTCTGCGCTGGCAAAGGGGCGTCCTTTCTTCGACAGGATGTAGGCCGGGCCGATCACGTTGGTGGCTCTGGTCGCCTCGAAAAGTGGCGGTAGCATTGGGATCGACACGAAGGCGGATCCCTTCTTGCGCGGTTGCCATTCCAGCCAGACCTGCCCGTTCACCATCTTTTCGTTGCTGCGCCCAAGCCAGATCGAATCGCCAATCCGGCAGGCCGTGAAGGCTTGGATGGTAAGCCATAAGTGTGCGGTCGTGCCTTTAGGGTGCTTTTCCCGGAAGGTCTTCAGGTCATCGATCGACCACGGCACTGCGCCGCCCTTGGGCTTGCGGTTGATGATTCCGATTCCGACGGCTGGGTTGTAGCTGATTTCGCCGCGTTCCATCGACCAGGCGTAAACCGCGCGTATGGTCTTGATCAGGTTGTCTGCGGCACCGGGCCGATCGGCCCAAGCGTCGCGGATTTCCACGAATGCGCCGGTCGGGGCTTCAATGTCGAAATCGCCGTAGCGATTACCGTCCGTGTCGCGGTAGTCACAAAGACGGGTCAGGACGCTGCGGCGCTGGCGCAGGGTGGCGTCGGACATCTGCTGCGACGTCACCATGCGGTCGAGGAATTCAAGGTATCTGTCGCAGAGCCAGTCGAGGGATCGTTCCACCTTCGGCGTTTCGGTGGTTGTCCAGATTTCACCGGCGCGGGCGGCATGGTAGTGGTTCAGGAAGTCGTAGTGATCTGGGCCGACCGGAATGGTGATCTTGCGGGTCTTGTCACCCTCGACGCGCACCCGCCAACGGATTGATCCGTTGCGGTTCTTTTCCTTCAGCAGACCGGCCATCTTCACGCGCATGGTGTTACCGCCTTGCCCATTGTTTCGGTTTTGCCTTCGCCGTGGTGATGCCAGTCCCGTGGTCTGCGGCTACCGGCGCTTTCTCTTCATAGGGCAGGCCGTCGGCGTAGGCGTCAAGGTCGAAGCGGTCATAGAGTCGGTTTCCGCCCCGTTCCTTGCGCGGAATCGGCAGGGTCCGAAGGGTGCTTTGCGAAACGCCCAGATACTGCGCGGCCTGGGCGGCCTGCATGAGGCGCGGCGCGAAAGCGATCTGTGGCATGTGCTTGGTCATCGGTTGTCTCTCTGGTTTCCATCGCTGGCCCGCGCTTGGCGGACCAGAAAGAGAAATCAGCTTTCCGGGCTGCCCATGAAGGTGGGCAGGGCTGTCGCTTCGGTGATCGCTTCCTTGAAAGTGGCTCCAAACGCCTTTTCCGAGTTGTAGACCGACAGCAGGACGGCAGCGGTTCCAATTGCAAGGACCTTCTTCATCCCGCCGCCCCCTCTGGATGGCCTTCAAGGATATTTTCCGCCGCGCGCATCCAGTTGCGCGCCAGATCCTCGGGCCGGTCGGCCATGGCCGACACGCCGAAAAGGCCGACTTCGTACAGGACCGGCGCGTCGTGGGGCGCGTCGGGTACGGGCCATGTGCCGCCATTGTTCAGCACCAGATTTTTCAACTGCAACAGGCGCGCGTCGGGGCGGCACATGTTCAGCAGATCCAAGGCGATCTGGGTTCGGCGCATGTCGATCGCGATCGCGATATCAGTCTGAATGACCATCATGCGGGTCCTTCCGTCTGTTCAAGCGCCATGTGCGCCCATGTGGTGATGGCCTGACCCCGGTCCCGCATAGGCGGGGTTTCCAGCCCGTAGCAGCGCAGGGAATACCCCTCGGGGTCGTGGTGCAGATCGGCGGGGGCCGTAAACTTGATACGTGCGGCCACGTTTTCAGTGCTGATCCCACGGTCGAGCGCCGCCAACGACCGGGTGGCAAGCTTATGCGCCGCGCGGTGCTGCATCATTGTCCTGCCAGTCCCGGCAGGAAGACCTGCAGTGCCAGATAAAGATCGACCGCATATTTCAGGGCGATGAGGATCAGTACAGCAAAGGCCCCGGCGATCAGCCTTACGGCGATGCCCATCCGTTCAACCTTGCGGTCCTGGCGCATGATGTCTTCGTTGATTTCGTGAAAGGGGGACAGCATCGCTTAGCGCCCCCTTACCGTATGGCCGATCTGGGCGGCGCGGTGGCGGATCCGTTCAAGGCGGCTTGCGCGGCCATGATCAAGGAAAGCGTCCAGCGTGACCGGGGCAAAGGGTTTGTCCATGATGTGCCGGGGTTCGCCAATGCGGTCCCAGTCCACGGTCTGGCCGCGCGCGTGTTTCAGGCGATCCCATGCCGCCTGAAGGACCAGCAACGGTGCGTGATCCGGGGCGAGTAACAGCGCGGCGTCTTCGTCATGCGTGTGGGCAATGTTCATTTCCGGCCTCCATCAACTGTGTTGACCAAGGAAATACATAAATAATGTAATTGATCAAGACTTAAGTACATAAAATGTGTAATGGATAAGGCGTGTATTGGTCCTGTATGCTTTGGAAAATCATTAAGGGCACGAAAAAATGCGTGAAGAAAATCTCTTAAAACTAGGGGGGCTTTGCCTTTCTGGGTTGGGTGCGGATGGCTTTGAATTGTGCGCAACAAGTGACTTGTCTGGATTTGAGGCGCAGATGCGAGATATTGGCAAGCCTGACAGTCACCCGATGATATCTACACGGTTCCACGACTTTGCCTCAGATGATGTTTTTGGCCTTTATATTAAGGCAAGAGACGGCTCTGTTGTGGCTGGCATGTCGGCTAGGATGGTCGCATTGGGTCAAGATAACTTAGAGTGCCACTGGAGGCGTTCTTATGCCAGGCTTTACAATAATAATGGAGACGCGCCGATCGTGTCTCGAACGTCAGGCGCCCGCGAGATAAGCGGTCGCGTGGTGTATCAGGGCGAGTTGTTCGCGCATCCAGATTGGCGGGGTGGGAAAATCAACGTACCGTTGGTGATGCTCTATGCTCATGCGTTGACCGCATTGAAGTGGCGTCCTGATTGGATTTACGCGTTCATGCGGATCGGGGGCATAAGTAGGGCGTCAGAATACGGGTTTTCACGGCAATACCTTGGCGCACACATGTGGCTACAGGATATTGAGCGAAGGACGGAGCAAGAATGTCTTGTTGCAGTTCGAAATGATGAACTTTGCGAGTTAGCTGAGTTCTACCTTCGAAATCCGGGAGTACTCCCTAGGCGTAAAAATCGTTGATCCGAAAACAGTAGTTCAGAATAAAACGGGTGCCCGCAGAAGCTTCAATCGGAAGTAGTAGTCTGATGTATTCGACGGTTTGCTCATATTCGTTCTGCGGAGAAAAAATATCAATTTGAAGCGGTTCGGAGAAAACAGGATTTCTAGACAGGGCAGCTTTACGGTAGGTGGAGGCAAGGTTGCTCTGGTCGGATTTCGGAAGGGATTGCACCAGCTTGGTGAGGCGGTCAACTGAGGGGCCGTGAAGGGTTTCTGCTGCCAGGCTCATTGCTCCAACTCGTTCAGGGATCACGGTCTCGCTCTCGAAGGATGGAACATTGATGAGGTCAAAGGCTTCTTCGATTTTGGAGGCTCCTACCAACTTGCCGCTGGTGCTGCGCCACCAACCTATTACGTCCTCAAGGGTTGGACGGTTGCTGTAGGCCTCCATCCTTCGATTTACAGTGTTCATTAGATCGGAAATGACTTTACCGGACTGACGGTGCAGTTCATCTCTGTAGCCATTGGCTGGGGTAGCTTCTACGTCTGGAAGGACGCCCATAAGATCTTCAACGGATCGATCCAGTTCTCTTGCGAGCGCAAGAGCGACGGTTACGCTTGGGTCGGATAGGGTTTGAGGTGCGTTTTTTGCCTTGGCGAATTGCTGCCCGAGATATGTCGGATTGCATCCGATTGCCGTGCTGACCGCTCGGGCACTGCGTCCTGATTGCTTGACTAGATGTTCCCAGCGCAAAACTATTTGAGCGTCCATTCAAGCCACCGTGTTTTAAATATATAACACGTACTCGCTATAGTTGACCCTGCAGGGGCGGGTCAATAAAAAGTTTGAAATTTGGAATGTAGAGGTTTGTGGTGGATTGGATCGTTTTTATGTTGCTGAAGCTTGCCGCGAAAGCTGGGGTCGATCTGAATTCGATAGCAGATCTGTGGTCGCAACTATTTTTTCCAGTTCGTGAAAAAGGCCCGTCTGAACATCCCCCGGAAGCTGGGCGTAGGACCCGGCAACGATAAAGTTTAGATCAACTCGATGTTGATGGTAGAAATACAGCATCATTTTCCAGTTTGGCAGGCTTCTTCCACGTTCAATGTTGCTGATATTGGATACTCGCCGATCAAGGGCGTTTGCCAAATCTTCTTGACTTAATTCGGCGAAAAGCCTTGCGGCTTTCGCGCGTATGGCGACTGCAGCGTTGTCTGATCGTCCGGCAAGCGCAAGCTTGTTTTTGTCGTCTGTATTCATGTTCTCTGTCTATCACATACACGAAAAATGTACGACTTTCTAAAATATGTAGTCTTGCATATACACAAATTGTGTAATACCGAAAGGTCATGAATACCGCCAGTGCAGAAAATCAGGAAGAAATTTCAGCCTCTGAATTTGTCGAGGCTGTTGGGCGTGCCGAGCTGCGGGCACGTCTAAAGGTCAGCACTCAAGCTATTGGCAACAGTATTAACGCCGGACGTTTTCCAGGTAGCTGGTATCGAGTTTGTCTTGAACTAAGCAGAGAGAAGGGCACACCATGCCCCTTAAAGCTTTTCAAGATGCGTGGAGCGGTCAGATGATCGCCCGCGCTGCACATCCTCACGGAGTGTTACGCCGCTCCACTCGTTATCAGATGGTAGCCGAGATATATCGCTGCGCCAGTCCCGATCAGGAACATCATCGCGCCGGTGAAGGTCCATTTCCACGCCGGGCCGGTGATCGTAAAGCCATGCCCGATGCCTGTTCGAAAGGTTCGGCATTCGGTGTTGCCAAAGCCAAACCCCATCATGATCAGGCCAACGCAAATGACTGCGATTCTATCGGTCGGGATGTCCACCACCAGGGCGGACACAAACAGGATCATTCCAAGCAGTCCCATGGCAGCGTACCACTTCTTCGCAACGACGTTAGCGAGGCCGTCGAGCCCCTTTCCAATCTGAGTATCCATGCGTTCTTCTCCAAGTGGGGACGTGTGGATTGGCATGTCGTGGGGGTTCAGGCCACGGCATGCCGCCTATATTGTGTGGGTTTGCCAAATTTGTCCATATGCTGTGGTTTTGCCCGCGCCACATATCCATCGGGTGGGCAGGCAAAGGACGCCGCGCCGCTGGCGTTGCGCCCTTCCTCCTCCCTGCTTTTTCACGGCGATTTATTGGGTCATCAACCGCAGAGCCTCTTTCCCTGCGTCAGGATGAGCCTCGCCACGAAAAACCTCACCCACGCGGTTAGCGTTCGTGCCCAGGTAATGGACTATTTGGGTGAAGGTTTTGCCTTGAAGACGAAGAATATGGGCTGTAACAGCCTCTTCGAAGTTCAGGGCCTTGCGCTCGACCTTTCTCGGGTTAAGCTGGACACCCGTGATAGGGTGACATTCATCAGGGCCAAGAGCCCTGTCGTGATAAGCCATGGTTTCTACTCCTTATGGCTTGTGGCGGTTATCGGCAAGGGTGAGAGTTTGCCGGTTTCCGCGATGTGCCGCGCTGTCAAAGAGGGCGCGGTTACCTCTACCGGGGCGGTGTTGCGAATCGCTCGCCGTCCCGGGCTTCAAGAAATATCACCCGAGATAACATGGTCAAAACTATTTCCGGTTATTGACTTTGCTAATCTGGAAAAGAATCGGTTAAACGCCTTTAAAATAAGGGTATTTTTTCCCGTTACCGCAAACACGATTACCACGATTTCATGTGTAGATATGACATCGAATATTTCCTTGACAGTATTCGTAGCATTTCGGGGTCATTCGAAACTGCAGCTCCGGCAAAGCACCCTCCCGCCGCGCCGGTGCGGTCTGCCCGTCTCCTCCTCCCTTGGGCGGGCCGCAACAAGAACCGGGCGCAAGCCCGGCCTGACTGTCACCCTGTCGGGGATCCGGGGTGACGCACTGGCGCGGCTCGGATTGTTTACCCAATTCCCGGTCCGCGCCTTTTTCGGATTTCATAAATCGGGTGCTTTCCAACACCTGATGGCGGTCTTGTCCGCAATTCCCTCCCTGTTGAACTTCGGGCGCGGGTTTCAATCCCGCGCCTGCTTTTCCGGGGCAGGAAAGCGATCGCATCAAAGCGCCGCCCAGAGCGCCGTTATAGCGGGGTGCTAGGCATGACCCTGCTGGACCCGTCGCCCGCGAATGGCTTCACAAGCCATATCAGGATCGAAAGTTTCAAGGATTACGCCTATCCCGAACTGGCGGCGTTCCAGCCGTGGCAAGACGGGATTTGCTACAACCCGCTTTGCGCTAAGCCGTTCGACCCGTCGCGGGACTGGGGCATGTATTGCTGCCCGGCCTGCGAACGTCAGGTGGTGGCGGAAATGCAGCGCTGGGGCCGTCGCATGGCCTGGCCGTTGCTGCTGCATCGGCAATACAAATACGCGGCCCCCGGCACAGCGCAAGCCGATCTTGTCCGCGCCGCCCGCCGATACGTCACCATGGCGCAATCAGCCTGGATGCGCGAACGGGCAGGGGTCGGGCCATGACGCGGGCGGATGACAGGATCCCGGTTGTCGCTTTCGGGTTGCTTGCGACCACGGTCGCGCTGAAAGCCAAGACCGGGCACCTGACCAAAGGCGATATCTGCGCCCTGTCTGCGTCGGTTTTGGCGCATATGCCGGGTAACGTCGCAGCCCATTCGGCGGTTCTGGAATTCGTCGCCAATCATCGCGCCGCCCCGGTTGCGGCGGGCACCGCCTTGCAGGATGCGATCCTTGAACTCGTGCCAGAGGTCGATCCGTACCGGGCTGAACAGGTCTTGTCCGACTTCGAAGGCGAAGACCAGATGCAGTTCCCGTGGCAGGGTATCAGGGGGATGGTATGAAAGATCAGCATATCTGCGCCTGCCAGTTGATGATTGCCGCTTCGGCAGCGCTTTGCATGCATTCCGTTCGGGATGAAAATTATCAGGTCCACGTCGATATATTGCGCGAATGCTTGCCGGATGCGGCCCATGGCCCCGCTGATCTGGGACCGGTTTGGACTGCCGCCCGGGACCTGAGCCAATCCGAAGACGGGCGCGCCCAGGATGCCGCGCTGACCCGGCTGAACACCGCCTTGCGGCGGTATTTCGTGCAGCGGGTCGGGGCGCTTTACGCGGCGTGGTCGCCGGTCGTGATGGAGGGCTGATATGTCCGCCGCTGACGACGACAGGTTGAGTGAAGCGCAATCCATCCCGATCATGGATATTGCCGCGCAATTGAAAATCGAGGATCTGGCGCGCGCCGGTCATGAATGGGTCGGGCCGTGCCCGCGCCCCGGATGCGGCGGCACCGATCGGTTTTCAATCAATCCAGATTTGGGCGTCTATAACTGCCGCGCCTGTGGCGGCGGCGATGGCATTGCGCTGGTGCGCATGGTGCTGGGCTGCGATTTTCCAAGCGCTCTCAGTCATCTGGTCGGGGAAAAACACCTAGAGCTTTCGGAGGAAGAACGCGACCGGCGCAGGCGGGACCGTGAAAAGCAGAGGCAGAAGGACGAAGCAGCCGCGAATGCGGCCCGTGAAAAGGCCCGTCGGCAGGCGCATAGGATCTGGATGGACGCCCTGCCTTCGCTGGGAAGCCCGGTTCAGGACTACCTGGCGATCCGTGGTTTCCGGCCGGAAGACTATCCCGGGATCGCTGTCCGGCTGCGGTTCCATCCGGCCTTGCGTTACATGGTGCCGGTCAGGGGATCGCGGGAATGGCAAGTGGTCCATTGCGGCCCGGCCATGCTGGCGGTGGTTCAGCGCCCCGACAACAAGTTCAGCGCTGTTCACCGGACATGGATCGATCTTGACCGGCCCAATGGCAAGGCCGCGATCGAACACAATGGCGAGGGCCTGCAAGCAAAGAAAAGCTGGGGGCCTGTGAAGGGCTGCGCAATCCGGCTGTTCACCCCGGCTAAGGCCGACACGCTGATCATGGGCGAGGGGATCGAAACCACCCTGACCGGCCTGCGGGCCGGGGATGGGTCGGCGGCATACTGGGCCGGGATCAGTCTGGGCAACATGGCGGGCAGGCGGATCCTGAAAGGCAAGGGCATGAAATTCGCGGGCGTTCCTGACCTGACGGATGATCGCGCCTTCCTGCCGCCGCCATGGGTGCGCCGCCTGGTGTTCATCAAGGACGGTGACAGCGAACCGAAAACCACGCGCGCCAAGCTGCTGTCCGGCCTGCGTCGGGCGAAAGCGCAAATGCCCGGCTGCGAGACGATCCAGATCGTCCATGCCGAAGACGGGCTTGACCTGAATGACATGCTGCTGGGCGATCCCAGCGGCGAAAACAAAGACGGCCTGTAGGTCGCTAATTCGAAAAGAAAAATTGGGGAGGCGGATCATGAGCAATGGGGTAGATCGGGTCCGGCGGGCGCTGGAAAGTCCCGAGGATATCGACAGCGGTACCATGGGCGGCGGGGATCCGGCAGCGGACGCGCCGTTCTACCACGAGGAAACCATGGATACCGGCCCGGAACTGATCGAAGGCGATGACGGGGGCAGTCACCTGTTGCCGCGCGGCTTCCCGGTTCAGCCGCTGGGTATGGCCGCTGGCAAGTTTCATTTCCTGACGTCGCGCGGTGAAATGGCGGAACTTTCCGCCCATGCCATGAACAGCCGGGCGAACCTTGTGGCGCTGGTGGCTGGCGTCGATGATCCAATCGGTCATCTGGCAACTATCGGGCCGGTGCAGAACCGCCGGGACAACGGGTTCAACACCGCAATCGCGGCGGATACGCTGATGGAAGCCTGCTGCGCCTTGCCGCTTTACGATCCGACCACGCCGGTGCGCCATTTCGGGACATGGCGGGGGTCTACCGATACGCCGGTGGTTCACCTTGGCGAAACACTGCTTGCCAGCAAGGACGAAAAGCGCCGGGGCCGGATGATCGGTCGCGCGCTTTTCCCGGCGGTGCCGTCCCGGTCCGGCCCTTCTGACAGCGCGGCCAAGGCGGATGAAATCGCATGGGTGCGCGATCGTATTCAGGATATGTGGAACTGGGCGTCCGATCATGATGCCGACGTTCTGATCGGCTGCGTCGGGCAGGCGGCGCTTGGTCAATATCCCAGTTGGCGCACCCATACCTATATCAAGGGCAAGCACGGATCGGGCAAGACAACCCTGACAAAAATCGTGTCTTCACTGCTGGGCGGCATGTCTACCGGGGTCAAGAATTCCACCAGCGCCGCCGCGATCCGGCAGACCACCAACCGGCAGGCGATTGCAAGGGTATTTGACGAAGCAGAGGCCGACGAAGCCGATGCGAACCGCGACGTGATCGCGCTGTTCCGTCTGATGTCGGATGCCGAAGGGGCGCAGGTCGAACGGGGGACTTCGGATCATCAGGGCATAACCTTTCAGCTTTACGGGGCGGGGTTCCTGTCTTCGGTGATCCCCGTAGCGATGACGCCCGCCGACAGGTCGCGTTTCGTGATCCTGACGATTGCCGAACGCGACGAAGACGACAACGTCACGGAACAGGCTTTGCGGCTCGATGATCTGCAGGAAGATGCCCGCGCCCTTGGCCCGCAGGTCTGGCGGCGGATGCTGGATCTGGCCCCGGACCGCTGGGACCGGACGTTTCGGATCTACAATGTCCTGGTGCAGGGGCTTGGCGCGCGCGCGCGGTCCGGCGATACGATCGGGGCCGTTCTGGCCGGGTGGGATCTGATGCTGTTCGACACCCCGGTATTCGATGCGACCGGCGACGGGGCCGACATGGAGCGGCTTGAACGCGCCAAGATCATCGCCCAGCCCCTGATCGATATGTCTGCCGAAGCCGAAGAAGAAGGCGAAGGCGAACGTTGCCTGCGCACCCTGTTCTCTGGCCTGATCCAGAAGGATCACGGCGGGGTCATCACGGTGGCGGAACTGATCGAACGGATCAACAACGGTGAAGGCGATCAGGGGCAATTCGACAACAAGCTGCTGGGCCGTCTTGGCCTGCGCATTCTCGACGGCCCTAAATCCGGGCGCGATATGTTCATCGCCCACGGTCAGAACCCGCTGCTGGACAAATCCTTTGCCGGTTCGCGCTGGCGCAAAGGTGGGCACCGGGCCGCGTTGGAAACGATTTCCGACGTTCGCCCTTCGCCCCGGACCGTGCGTGTTGCGGGGCGTTCCGTGCGCGGCCTGATCGTGCCCGCGCGTTTCCTTCCGGGATGGAAAGAGGCCCCCCAAAGCGACCCGGATGACGGGGTGGAGCTGTGACGTTTGCGGGGGAAGCGTCACGCCAGCGTCACGCATTATGTCACGGGGGTAAGTGCATGAAAATGTAAGGGAAATACTGGAAAAACCCTTTGTTGTGACGGTGTTACGCTGAAACCGGCATACACGCGTAATGCGCGCGCGTGAAAGCTACTTAGAGAAACACTGTCACACTGTCTTATATATCTCTTTTTGAAATAAAGATAAATAATAACAAAGGGTTATGCGTAACGCAAAAGCGTGACGCTGGCGTGACGGTCAAAGGCCGGGCGTCACGGCGGCGAAATCTGAGAAATTTGGGGGCAGTGCAGTGCAAATGGTGGCAATCGAGATGGGAAATCAGGATCAGCCTGTCATGGGGGCAGGTCTTCAATGGTACGCGGTGCGGGTGATGCGGCCCCGCAACCCGAACCGGCGCACGGCGCTGATCGGGGCCGAAAAAGAAACCTACCGGGATCGCGGCGGGCGGATCTGCGTTCGCCCGCGCAAGGGCACCGGGGCCCGGGTCTATGTGCCCGAACTGATCCTGCGCCGCGCCGGGTTCAGCGTGTTCATGCCCAAGGATATGAAATGGCGTCGGGTCAATCGCTTTGCCCCGGAAAAGAAGCTGGTGGCATTCCCGCTGCTGGCCGACTGGATCTTCGTCGGTTGGCCCCGGGATGCGGCGCGCTGGCACGAACTCTGCGCCCTGGACGTGGTGGCCGGGGTTCTGGGAACCGGCGGACGGCCCGCCCGGATTTCCGAAAAGCAGATGGTCCGGGTGATGCGCGATTGGGGCGGCGGCAAACAGGCCCCGGATCATCATCGCTATATGCGGTCGCACCGCGAATTCGAAGTGGATGACGTGGTCAGCTTTGCCGATGGATCGATGGAAGGGTGCCCGCTGCGGGTGGTCGGGATCGAAGGGGCACAGGCGCGGATCATGGTCCGGCTTTTTGGCCGCGAAACCGAATGGCTGGTGCAGTCCGGCCTGCTCAAGCGGGCAGAGAAATGAGCATATGGCGCGCAACAGTATGTTGTAAAAATATATTGACGCGCCACATTTTCGGGTGCTAGAGGCGAAAGTAGGACGATCCAAAGCGGTCCCTGCCAATGAGGTAACACAAGGCTCCGGCCTTGGAAGGGCAACACCGTGGACCCTCGCATTCGCGCCAGGCAAGAGCCGCACCGCGAATGACAGTGCTACTGCAATGACTGACAGGCCCGGCGGAAACGACCGGGCTTTTGTTTTGTCTGGGGGTATGACTGATGCGCTGTCCCTACACATTGACCCGAAAGACTTCATGCGGGTCACCTCGGCTATCGAGCGAAAGCAACTGCCCATCGCAACAGCTTGGGCGTTGAACGATACGGCGGATGATGTGCTTGAACATATCCAGCGCCGCATGGAGGTGGTGTTTGATCGCCCGACCCGGTTCACAAAGAACGCCTTCATGGTGTGGCGGGCCAAGAAATCCACCCTGGTTGCCGAGGTGCGCGAGCGCCCATCGGTCGGATCGCGCCACTACCTGAAACGGCAAGAGCGTGGCGGTGTGCGAAAGCAAACCGGGCTTGAGCGCATGGTCATGCACAACCTCGCCTATGACGGGGTGCTGGCCGCGATCATTCCGACCAGTGCGGCACGGTTGAACGCATTCGGAAACTGGACGCCGGGCGAGCGCAATCAGGCTGTATCTGCGATCAAGGCGTTCGGCGAAACGGGGTACACCGCCAACGCCACGGCTAAATCCAAGGCGAGGTCGAAGGGACGGCGGGCTGCTTACTTTGTTCCACAGAAAGGCTCGGGCCTGTCGCCGGGGATCTGGCGGCGCAAGGGTAAAGGCAAGCGCGAGCGCGTCGAAAAGATTGCCCACTTCACCGATACGATGCCGCGCTATCATGAGCGGCTCGGGTTCTATGACGGGGCGGAACAGGTGTTTGAGCGCATGATCGCACCGAATTTTCGCCGGGCCTTTGAAAAGGCGATGGCTACCGCCCGATAGGTATTTGGGTCCTTCCTGGAGGATCTTCCGCATGCGGGTAATTCGCACCCCATGTTATTGATATGTTTCAAATTCTTGATCGCTACAGATTAAGGTTGGTGTTGTTGTTGCCATCCCTGGCGGGTCAGGTTCGTTCAAGAAAGGAACTGGTTTGAACGAGGTGGAGCCGGGCGCAGATGCGCGCGAAAATGTGGCTGTAGACGGTGGTTCGGTTCGATCTGAACCCGAATTGAACCGTGGCCAGATCGCGCTTTGCTTCGATGTCTCGGAAAACACTATCGACAAATGGATCAGGAAAGGGATGCCGGTTGCTACTCAAGGGGGCAACGGAGTTGCCTACGGGTTTTATCTGTCGGACTGCAAGGCGTGGCGCGATCGAGAATTGGCGACTGAGCGCGAAAGCCAAGCGGCTGCGGATCTGTTCGTTCAGCAAGAGCGGGCAAGGTTTCTGAATGTGGGGTCCGGTCAGCATCGCGCTGCAATGTCGCCAGCTCAACAAAAAGAATTGGCGCAAGCTGAGCTGCTGCATATGCAGGCCAGTCAGAAACGCCGCTCGCTGGTGCATGTTGAAGAGATGGTGGAGCTGGTGGACACGATCCTTGGGGAGTTTCGCGCGGGGCTGGATGGTCTGCCGGATTGGATGGAAAGGGAATTTGGCCTTTCGCCTGAACAGGTCGAACGGGGGATCAGGTATTGCGATGCGGTGATGCAGGAGATCCACGATCGGTTGCAGGCTGAACGTCTTGGGGATCGTGATGGGGTTATCGATCCTGAGGATCAGCGGTTGATCTGATGCAGATGCCTGATCGACCGGCGGGAAAGCTGCCGGAATTACCGCCGCTGCCGCCGTTTGCTTCGGCGCGCGATGTCCTGCGCCGCTGCCTGCCGTCGCTCCTGCCTGCCACTCGGATGAGCGTGGTGGAGGCGGCGATCAAGCACATGAAGGTCAACGCCAATGGCCGTTGGGTGGCGTTTGATCCCGACGTCACGCCAATGATGGTTGAGCCTGCCAATATGCTGGCTTCGCGCTTCTACCGGGAATGGGTTTTTGTTGGTCCGGCTCGTACCGGTAAGACCGTCATGCTGCTCAAGGGCACCGCCCACGCAATCACCTGCGATCCTGGTGTGGTGCATATCACCCATATGACCGAAGGGACGGCTGAAAAATGGGTGGATGAGGAGCTGTTGCCGATGATCGAGAACAGTCCGGAATTGGCCAAGCGCCAAGGAACGGGGCGTTCTGATCGCAACATCCTTTCAAAGAAGTTTGTCGGCGGAACCAAGGTTACCATCGGCCCGCCAACCAAGGCCAACTTGTCAGGCCGAACGATCCGAACGGTTCTTTTCACCGATCTGGACCGGATGCCTTTGACGGTTGGTAAAGAGGGCACCCCGTTTACGATGGGGGCAAAGCGAAACGAAACGCTTGGATCGCGCGGGATGACGGCTGCGGAAAGTTCGCCAGGTCATCCGATTACTGACCCTGAATGGGTGCCATCAACGCCACATGAAGCGCCCCCGGCTGCCGGGATTGTCGATCTTTACAACGGGGGAACGCGCGGGCGGTGGTATTGGGATTGCCCATGTTGTGGCGAGCCGTTCCAGCCGTTGTTTGAGCTGTTGGAGTATGACGAAACCCTGTTGCCAGCAGAGGCGGGCGCGCAGGCTTATATGGTTTGCCCGCATGAGGGTTGCGGCGGGGTGATTGAAGCCGGTCAGAAGGTGACGCTGAACCGGTCCGGCTATTGGCTGCATGAAACGGCAGAGGGTGGGCTGGCCCGGATTGATAGCGGCGAGGTGCTGAAATCCGAGCGGATCAGTTGGATGATGAACGGCGCGGCGGCGTCCTTCGCATCCTGGGCGCGGTTGGTGTCAAAATACGAAACCGCGCGCCGCGCCCTGAAAGCAACGGGCGATGAGGAACCGCTCAAGGTCACGATCAACACCGATCAGGGCATGCCTTACCTGCCGATGGCGTTGAAGGTTGAGGCGGCGCTGACGATTGCTGATCTGAAAGCGGATCGCTTGAAGATCCCGCAAAAGGTTGCGCCGTCCTGGACGCGCTTCCTGGTGGTGAGCGTGGATGTGCAGAAGGGCCGCTTTGTCGTTCAGGTCATGGCCTATGGGCTGGATGGTCAGCGGGTGCCGATTGATCGTTTCGATTTACACACCCCGCCGCCAACTGCGCCGCGCGCGTCAGATCGGATGTTGGAGCCGGAAAAATACATTGAGGATTGGGAAGTCCTGCGCCCGCTGCTGACCTCGGCCTATCCGGTTGAGGGGGCGGATCATGGCCTGACCCCCTTGGCTGTCGCTTGCGATTTCCACGGGCAGCCTGGCGTTTCTGACAAGGCAAACCAATTCTGGGATGCGCGGGTTGCGGATGGTGAGCGCGATAAGTGGTTCTTTATCCGGGGGCATGGCGGTTTCAAGGTGGATGGCCGGATTTGGTATAAACAACCGACCCGCGCCAATTCGGGTGAAAAGGCCAGGTCTATCTGGCTGCTGAACATTGCCACCGACAAGTTGAAAGACACGCTGTTTGCGGCGCTGTCGCGGGTCGAGGGCGGGCCGGGGTCACAGCGGGTGCCCGAATGGATGGGGGATGACCACCTGAAAGAGTTCACCGCCGAACATCGCAAACCGACCGGCTACGAAAAGCGCAAAAATATGCCGCGAAACGAGGCCATCGACCTATCGAGCTATGCCCAGGCGCTGGCTGAGCACAAGGGTTTGAAGCGCCTGACCTCGCAAGCCGCGCTGCCAGACTGGGCCTTGTCCGGTCTGGCAAACAGCAATGCGGTTCCGCTGGAAACAGACGGAACACCAGTCCCGGAAGCAGAAAGACCCGAGCGCGTCGAACAGCCTGTTGTGACACGGATCGGCTATTTGGAGTGATTTTTATGGCGAGCTACACGCAAGAGGATCTGGCGGCGATCAATGAGGCCATCGTCAATCCGGCAAAGGCCGTCACGATCAACGGTGAAAGCGTTCAGTATCGTGATTTGGCGGATCTGCTTCTGATCAAGCGCGAGATCCTGGCAGATCTGCAAGGGGGGCAATCTGCAGCGTCCCCGATGCAGTTTCCCCAGACAAGCCGGGGACTTTGATCATGACGCATTTTCAGACGGCCAATGTACTGGATCGCGCCATCCTCGCTGTGTCACCCCGTCGCGGCCTGGACCGGATTGAGGCGAAAACCCGCGCCCGGATCTTGATGAATTACGATGGGGCCAGCCGTGGCCGCCGTTTGAAAGGCTGGAAGGCCCCCGGCACCGATGCTGACGCGGCAAGCCTGCAAGGCCGCGCGCGTCTTCGGCAGTTAAGCCGGGACATGCATCGCAATTCACCATTTGCGGTGCGCGCCCGTGCCGTGGTGACAAACAATGTTGTGGCCACGGGCATCAAGCCGTCGATTGTCGCGGGAAACAAGCGGGCCAAGGCTGCTGCCGAGAAGGTCATTCTAGGGCATTTGAAATCCAAGCGGCTGGACAAATACGGCGAACATGATCTGTTTTCGCAGCAGGCGCTTGTTCAGAATTCCGTGTTCGAAAGCGGCGAAGTTCTGGTTCTTCGCCACGATCGACCGGCGGCGGCGGGTCTCGATCTGCCGTTCCAAACAGAGATTGTTGAGATCGACCAGCTTGACCCGACCGTCATGACCGGCCCGACCGGGAATGAGGTGATCGACGGGCTGGAATATGACGCCGAGGGCAATGTTGTTGCCTTCCATATCTATGAGCAACATCCCGGGTCTGCTTCGCGCAAGATCAGTCTGAAAAGCCATCGCTGGCCAGCGGAACGGGTGCTGCATATTCGCCGCCTGGATCGTCCAGGGCAAACGCGTGGTGTTCCTTGGCTGGCCCCGGTGATGGTCACCTTGGGCGAGCTGCGCGACTATCAGGAAGCGCAGATCCTTAAACAGAAAATCTCGTCTCTTTTGGTCGGTGTGGTGACCTCAACTCAGGGGACGCCTTTGACTGAGGCGCAGAAGAAAGCCGGGTTGGGTTCCATGTCGCCAGGGGGCATCACCTATCTGGAAGACGGCCAGAAAATGGAATGGTCCGATCCGCCCAGTGTTGGCGAATATGACGTTGTTATGCGTCTGGGGCTGCTGGCCATCTCGATGGGCTTGGGGATCACTTACGAAAGTCTGGCGGGGGATCTCAGCCGGGTCAATTTTGCCAGCTCCAAGGTCGGGCGGATCGAAATGGATGCCAATGTTGCCGCCTGGCAGACCCATATGATGATCGGCCAATTCTGCGAGGGGATCGCCAAATGGGCGCTTGATGCCTATCGGCTTACGCGCGCGGCTATGCGCGGGATCTCTATCAACTGGACAGCCCCAAAGCGCCCGATGATCGACCCGGCAAAGGAAATAAAGCCCGAGGTCCAAAAAATCGAAAGGGGTTTGACCAGCCGCCAGCGTTCAATCCGAGGCATGGGGCAGGATCCCGACGTTATCGACCGCGAAATCGAGGAAGACGAGGTGCGCGACGCTGAGCGCGCGGCGCGCGTGCTTGCTCGTACCAAAACCACCCAGCCAAAAGGAGATGGGGATGAAGGGACAAAACCTGATCAGTAATGGAGAGATCCTGCTGTTTGGCACCGTGGTGCAGGACGGTTGGATCTGGCCCGAAGATACCGGGTTGTTTAGCTCGTTGATGGTGATCGAGGCGCTGGCGCAGTTTCAGGGCGATGTGACGGTTCGCGTCAATTGCGATGGTGGCAGCCCCTTTGAAGGGGAGGCGATCCGCGCCGCTTTTGAAAACCATCCCGGCAAAGTCATGGTCAAGGTGCAGGGGGCGGCGCATTCGGCAGCGTCCCTGATGATCATGAGCGCGGATGAAATCGAGATGTCCGCCGGGTCGGTGATGCTGATCCACGATCCGTCTACGGGTGTCTGGGGCAATCCGGCAGAATTGCAGGCCGCGACCGATGATCTGACCGCCATGGCGGATACCTACGCCTCTGTCTACGCCGCGCGTAGCGGCAAATCAAAGGAAGAGGCGCGCGCGATCATGCAAAAGGGCATCACCTTTTCGGCCACCCAAGCGTTGGAAGAGGGGTTCGCCGACAGGATCGCCGGGGATGGGAATAGCGGTGTCGAACTGATGCCCGCTGAAATGCAAAGCCGGGCCTACGCGGCGATGATGCGCGCCGCCGGGATCGCCCAAGCCGCGAAGATGAAATTTGAGGCCGCCCAAAAGGCGGCTTCGAACACAGATGGCACCGATGGTGCCGTAACCGGGGATCATGTTCCCCAAGTCAATGGAGAACCCAAGATGAGCAAACCCAATGCAACGACCACCGCGCCGCCCCCGGCAGGTGTCACGATCCCGTCTATGTCGAATGCGGCCCCGGATGCTACCGTGCAGAATGCGCCGGTGGCTTCGACTGCCCCGGCCACTCAGCCCGAGACCACGCAACCGGCCCTGGCAATGCAGGCAAACGGAGTGCAGCCCCAAACCGTCATGCAGGAGGTCGAGGCGGATCGTGCCCGTGGCCGCGCGATCCGTGAAATGTCCGCCCCCTTCGCCAGCATGCTCGCCCCTGGTCTGGTCGATGGTTTGATTGATGAGGGCAAGAGCATGGAAGAGGCGCGCGCCGTGGTGATGAATGCAGTAGCTGCAAATCAGCCTCGCACCAGCCGCGTGGAAATCAATCGTGACGCTGGTCAGACGCAAGTAGAAGGCATGATCGGTGCGCTGATGCACCAGGCCAATCCGAACATGTTCAATCTGGAAGGTCCTGCCGAAGATTATCGCGGTTTGCGCCTGAAAAACATGGCAATGCATCTGGCTGGTCGGCAGGCTGGTTTCAACGAACTGGACGCCATCCATCGGGGCATGCGGTCCACCGCCATGACGGGCGGTGCCCATGGGGTCAGCGACTTTGCCTATATCACCACAGAAGTGATGAACCGCACCTTGCGGGCCGCCTATAAGACCCGCCCGCAGACATGGCGCAAACTGTCGCGCCAACGCAGTGCCTCGGATTTTCGCGCCCTGCATTCGGTGTCCTTTGGCGGTGATCTGGAATTCAAAAAGGTTGCCGAAACCGGCGAATATGAAAGCGCAGTTTTGAATGATGCTGCCACCTCGTTGAAGGTTCAGCGCTATGGCCGCACCATCACCCTGACTTTTGAAGCGGTGGTGAACGACGATCTTGGCGTGTTTGAGCAACTGCCCCGCGAATTTGCCCGCAAAGCTTCGACGCTGGAAAGCAAAATCATGTGGGAACTGATCCGCTCCAACGCGACGATCAACGGTACTGCGTTCTTCCATGCCGATCATGGCAACCTCGGGGGTGCCGGTGGCATCACGGTTGCCAATGTCGGCAAGGGGCGCAAGGCGATGTGGGAACAGCGCCCGTTCGGATCCAAGGACAAGGACGACTTCCTGGAGATCGAGCCGGATCTGCTTTACGTGCCGCCGGAGTTGGAAACCTCGGCGCTGCAGTTCGTAGCCGAAGCGGTGCCCACCAAGCTGGATGACGCCAACCCCTTCCGCCGGACCCTGACGCCGGTTACCGAAGCGCGCCTGGGCGCGGCGGCGGGTGGGTCTGATACCCGCTGGTATCTGTTCAGCTCGGACTTGCCGCCGATGGTGCATGCCTATCTGCAAGGCTACGAGGCCCCGACCGTAACCACCAAAGAAGGGCTGAACCCCGATGCGGTGGTCATGGATGCCCGCCATATCTTCGGCGGTGCGCTGGATGAACCCAAAGGTGCTTATCGCCACGGCGCGTAAACGCCGCTGTGCAAATTAGACCGGCGCGACAGGTGAGGCTGTCGCGCCGGTTTTCTTTTCTGATCCGCGAAACCTGAAAGGAAAACGCGATGAAAAACTATGTGAATGCGGGAACCAACCTGACAATCGCCGCCCCCGCTAATGTTGTTGCCGGTCAGCCGCTGCTGGTTGGCTCCTTGTTCGGCGTGGTCTCCAATGATGCCGCTTCCGGCACCAATACCGTGCTGGTGCGCCGGGGAATGTTCAGTGACATGCCCAAGGTTGCCGCTGAGACCTGGGGGCTTGGCGATCCGGTTTACTGGGATGCTACGGCTGAAGCCTTTTCCACCGATGGCACCGACAACGTACTGGTCGGCACCGCGCCGGAACCGGCAGCAGAAAACGCGGCCACGGCGCGTGTGCTTCTGGATGGCGTGATCCGCGTCTAATCTGATGGCGCGGGTGTTTAAGGGTATGGCTGGGGTGCTTAACAAAGCATTGGGTGCCCCGGTCACAATCATTCCTCAGGCAGGCGAGGAATACGTTCTTCTGGGGATTTTTCGCAGGGAACCGATAGAGGTCGCCACCTCAGAAGGAGAGGCCACCTTGATGCTGGCATCCTCGCTCAAGGTGCGGCGGGATCAGGCCGATGGATTGAATACCGATGATCTGGTGGAGCCTTCGGTCCTGCCGGGCGCGCGGTATCGGGTGGGCAATATCGTGCCGAGTGCATCGCCTGCTGACGATGGGTTCCTCTATTGCGAACTTCTTCGGGAAGAGGGGGAATTTTAATGCCCCATTATCGCACCGATATTCGCAAACAGGCCCTGACGCTGGTTTCCGGGCTTCCTGAACTACAGGGCTATACCTGCAAGGCGCATTTTCCAAAGTCAATTTCGGACAAGGACTTGCCTGTCGTCGCGGTGGGAACACCGCGAGAGCGCCGCCATGGCGACGGTCTGGACAGTCAGGAGGCCCAGATTGATCTGATCGTCGTCGTCAAGAAAAAGGGCGGCGCGGATATTGAGGATGAGCTGGATGAGATAGGCAACGTCATTGAAGATCTGCTGATCGCCCAGATGGGGGCGAACGGCGAGTTGGAAACTACCGAAATCTCGACCGCCGTGGATGGCGCGGGGGAAACCCGTGTTGGAACGCTGGTGATCACCTTCACCGCCCGGGTGGGCCTGACACTTTCATAAATCAACCGGCTGCGATCGCGGCCTAATCAGGAGGGCATGCTATGCCTGTAAGTAGCGGTGCCGTGCGCGGTCACGGTTCGTTTATCCGTATCGGTCGGGGCGAGACCCCGGCTTGGACAAAGCTGGTCGGGGTGGAAGAGTTCGACTTTCCCGATCAGACCCCGGATGACATTGACGTCACTCATCTGGAAAGCCCCGGTGATACCGAAGAGGTCATGCCGGGCATGAACAAGGCATCGAGTTGGAAGATCAATGTTCACCATGTACCTGGTGGCGACACTGAAACCCTTCTTGCCGATCTGGCCGAGACCAAGGAACATATAATCCTTGAAATCAACGTCGTCGGGGCGGCGGTGGCGAAACAATTTGTCGCCTATGTGAACAGCTACCGGCCCACCGGCATCAAGTCCAAAGACAAGATGATGGCTGAGGTGAGCCTTGCGGTCATGGCCAAAGTGGATCCGTTGGTCACATGAGCGGCGGGAACCTGAAAGGGGAGGTTCGTATCCCTGATGGCGATATGACCTGGACCGTGGTCATGAACTTTAACACGCTATGCGACTTTGAAGAGGTTTCTGGCGAGGAAAGTGCTCTGGATTTTGTGGAGCGGCTGGAACAGGGTGAGACGATCAGCGCCACGCGCATGCGTCAACTGTTCTATTGCGGGCTGAAACAAAGTCACCCTGAGGTGGATCTGGCAGATGCCGGGCGGTTGCTTTCGGACCATCCCGATGCGGTGTTGCAAGCCATGATGGCAGCGTCTCCAACCGCATCGGATCTGGGGGAAGATGAGGGCGGTTCGGGAAACTGACCGGGGATGCGGTGCAATCCATCGCATCCCTGTATTCCCTTTATTGCGAAGCGGGGTTTGCAGAGGAAACTTTCTGGACGCTGACCCCGCGGCGTTATCTGATCGTCATGCGCGGCGCACAAAAGCGCCGGGCAGAGCGGATCGCAGACACGGCTGAGGCCGCGTGGGTCGGGTTTCACGTCGAACGCAAAGACCTTGATCGCTATTGCGCGGCCTTGCGGGGTGAGGATCTTACTCAACCGCCTGAGGCCTTGGGTAGCGTTCTGACCTCGGCCAGCACGGGCATGGCGGTGGTCAGTTGGCCTGAATATCTAGCACAAAGGAAAGATACATGAGCTTTGCGGGCCGGTTGAAGGCTGTGCTTGGGTTGGATAACGGCCCGTTCAAGCGCGGATTGGGGGACGCCAAGGGCAGCGTTCGCGGCTTTGTCGGTGCCGTGCGCGGTATGATTGGCCCGCTGGCGGTTGCGATGGGGGCTGCCCTGTCGGTTAACGCCGTGCGGGGTGCTATGGCCAATATCGACGCGCAAGCCAAGCTGGCGCGCTCGCTTGGAACCTCTGTCAGCTCGATGCAGGTGCTGGAACGTGCTGCAGATTTGACGGGCGTCTCTATGGGGCAGGTGGAACAGGGGACAATCGCCCTGACCAAGCGGCTATCTCAGGCCGCCCAAGGATCGGGGCCTGCCGTCAAGGCGCTGGCGATGCTGAAACTCAACGCCGAAGGTCTTCAGCAATTGCCGCTGGATGAGCGTTTGATCGCGATCCAGGAGGCAATGGAAAAATACGTACCAGCAGCGCAGCGCGCGGCTGTGGCCTCAGACCTGTTTGGCGCACGTGCGGGGGTGATTTTTAGCCGTCTCGATGGGGCCGCACTACGTCAGGCCAAGGCCGAGATGGAGGCCTTTGGTTTTGCCCTTTCGGAAACCGATGCTGCGAAGGTGGAGGAAGCCAATGATGCCATTTCCAAGATCGGGTTGACCACCTCGGCGCTCGGAAATCGGCTGGCCGTCAGCTTGGCACCGTTCCTGAAAGAAGTTTCTCAGGGGTTTGCGGAGCTGCTGCGGGGCGGCGGGGCTTTGAACCTAGGGCTGGCAGCGATTGGTCAGCAAATTTCTTCGGTTACCTCTGTTGCATTTGATCTGATCCGTATTGCGGGCGCTGCAGCGAGCGAATTTGTCGGTTGGGTGCAAAGCTTGTCGGAAGGCGAGGGCGCTGTTGCAGGTTTTCTTGGCCTTGCTGGATCGGTTGTGAGCATCTTTCAGACCCTCTTTCAGGGGGTCGGCAAAGGGATCGGTTTTTTTGCTGACCTGATTGAGACAACTGGCGGGTTTGGCGAAGCGCTTACGGCGCTGAAACCGGTCGCGGCAGAGGTATGGGACCGTATGAAGCTCGGGGCGCAGTCGATGGCGTATGCCGTCGCCGCCCGCTGGGGTGATATTAAGGCGGCGATCCTTGAGGCGTTGGATGGGGCAATTGATGGCACCGTGACCTTTGGCAACCGTGCCATTGGGGCCTTTGTCGGGGCCTATAAGGGGATCAAGACTGCCTGGTCAAAGCTTCCGGCTGCGATTGGGGATCTGGTGATCCAGGCGGCGAACTCGGTTGTTGGCGGTGTGGAAAGCCTGCTGAACGGGGTGGTTACGCGGATCAACTCATTTCTTGAGAAAATCAACACGATCTTGGCAAAACTACCTGATTGGGCAGGTGGACAGGCCAAGGTCGGGCTTCTGGATGAGGTCAGTTTTGAGGGCCTGCCGAACAAGTTTGCGGGCGAGGCGGCAGATGCGGGCGCGGCGGCTGGTGAGGCATTTTCCGAGGCGTTCAATCAGCGCTATTTCGACCCGCCTTCAACGGGTTTGCGGGGGAGTGCCGCTAGCGAAAGAGGTCTGGCCAATACCTATCGCGGAATTGCGGAAAGCCTTCGGGATTTGGCAGCTTCGCCCCTTTCTTCGATCGAGGCTCTGCGCCAGCAGGTCACCGAAGCGGCGGCGGAGGCAGAGAGTGCGTTGGGGGATACTAAAACCGCCTCTGATGATCTTGGAAACAGTCTGCAAAATACCGGAAGTAGCGGATCTGGTGCCCTGAAAAAAGTCAAGGACAGTGCGTCTAAGGTGGCCGATGGATTGAAGGGAATGCGCAGTGCGGGAAAGTCGGCATTTGTCGAGCTGGTGACCGGCGCAAAATCTTTAAAACAGGCGTTGGCCGATATGTTCGCAAAGTGGGCGCAGATTGGGGCCAGCAACCTGTTTGACAGTCTGTTTCCCGGGGGTGGTCTGCTGTCGAAGTCTCAAAGCATTACGGGCTTGATTAGCAAGGCGGGGTCCAAACAGATCATGCCGCTGTCTCGAATGGGGGGAGTTCTGGACATGCTAAATGACAGCCGGATCGTTCCAAGCGACATTTCCAAACGGATGACCGGCGGGGTCGTAGGCGGCGCTTCCAATGCACAGCGGTTCGCCATGTCGATTGGGTTCGACAAGAGTGTGAACAGTTTCGTAGCCGTTATGCGTGACGTGGCTGGCAACGTAGTTGCAGAGGCGTCCGCGCCGATCTCACAGCGCGGCGCTGAGCTGGCGCTGGACCGCATGTCCAAGACAAAGTCCGGCTGGGGAATGTAATGCCAAACGTCTATTCATGGCCGCCGGTCGGGCTGATCGGCCATGCGCATACGATCAGCCGTCCGGTGCAGATGGTCCGCGATCTGAAAGGAACGCCGGTGTTCAGCCAGTCAGAGCCAACCCGCAGGCAGGTGTCAGCGATGGTTTCCGGTGTGGCATTTCGTGGGGAAAGCGGCGGTTATATCGAAGCTCTGAAAGCGATCCTTGACGGTAAGGAGCCGTTCGTGCGGATGAAACCGAAGCCACGCCATTGGTGGCGGCTGGGGCATCGCCTGGGGGTGCGCGGTCAACAACAGGTCAATTTTGTTGCCGGACCAGTCGATGCTTTGCTGAAGGATGGCGCAATCACGGTCAACCTGGTGGCCGGTGATGAAATCATCGGAACAGCCGGGATTAACGGGTTCGATTATCTCGATTGCACAGGGTTCGCGCCGAACACTCTGGTGGCGCTGCCATCCGAGGCCGTCAGCGTTGATGGTCATACGGCGCGCTGCATTGGCCGCTACCAGTCGGATGCGACCGGCGCGGCGCGGATCTATCTGGATGCGGCGCTGCCGTCCGGGTCGGTGGTGATCGGGCGCGAAGAAAGCATCGCGTTCTATATCGAGGAATTCCCAAGCGCCTCGCAGCCGCTTTCGGGTGGATACAGCTATGATTTCCAACTGACCGAAATATTTGAAGACGAATACCCCGACGGGTTCACTGAGGTCGATGTTCCATGGACTTGAAGCGCGTTGTCGATCCTGTCCTGCTGGCTGAGCTATCGAAGCCGATGTTTCATCCCATTGCCCTGTTGCATGTGGATTGGCCGGTCACGCCGCTGCGGGTGCATTCGGGTCGCGGCAACCTGACATGGGGCGGCGATCTGTACAAAGGGCTTGGAAAGATCGGCAAGGTGTCCGTGCCGGGCGAGGATATCGGCCTGGTTCCGGGCGAGGCAGTGTTGCAGCTGGTCGGCCCGATTGCCGAGGTGCTGGGCGATGTGGCTGAACAACAGGCGCGCGGGCGGCTGGTGCAAATCTGGGTCGGCTGCACGACCAAGGCGGGCGGCAACGTGCTGATCGGCGATCCGTTCGAAGCGTTCGCGGGCGCGATTGACGAAAACAACTTCGAACTGTCGCCAGATCGCACGGCGGCGCGGTTGTCGCTGCAGGTGAAATCCGGCCCTTCGGCGCGGTCATCCGCCCGGATCGTGCATTCTGATGAGGCGCAGCAGGCAGCGTATCCCGGCGACACGCTGTTTCGCCGGGTGGCGCATGCCGCGAAATGGCGGACAAACCCGCCGCAATGGCCCGCCCCATGACAGGGGTCAGATCGGTGTCACGGCAGGCCGCGCTGGATGCGGCCCTGTCTTGCATGTCCGGGGGCTTTGTCTGGGGTCGCTCGGATTGCTGCCATGCCGCCTGCGCGGCTTTCTGTCAGTTGTGGTCGGTCAATCCGATGCGCGCCGTTCCAAGCTATGACAGCGCTTTGAGCGCGGCGCTTTACGTGCGGCGCAATGGCGGTGCGCGGGCCTGCATCGGGCGTCACATGGAAGATGCCGGGCTGGTGATCTCCGCATCGCTGCCGGGTGTTCTTGGCTTGTTGAGTGTGCCCGGCGATTGCTGGACCTGGGCGCTTGGCCTGTGCCTTGGGGATGGGGAATTCGCGGTGCATGGGGATGGGGAATTGATCGTCATGCGCGCTGACGCGATCTGTTGGGGGATGCCGGAATGGGGCTGACCACGGTTTGGGCGCTGATCCAGAACGGTGTGACGATGGGGGCGGCGCTGACCGCCACCTATGGCGCGGTCGGCGCGGCGGTTATCCGTCTTGCTGCCAGCATGGCAATCAATCATGTCGCCAACAGGCTGGCCGGGCGCAGTCAGGAAGACACCAAGCGCGATCTGCGCTTTCCGACGTCGTTGCCCGAAGTGCGGTTCCCTTATGGCCTGTGGCGCGCGCCGGGCACGGTGCTGCCTTGGCCGGTTGTAGGCGAGTATGCTTATGCCTGCTGGCTGGTCAGCAGCCGCGAAAGTCACGGCGAATTTTCGGTCTATCTCGACAACCGATTGGTTGAGCTGTCGGGTGATCCTTACGACATGACCGGCGCGGGGGCTGTCGCCACCAACGATCCGTTCCTGGATCACGTCACGATCTGGATCGGTCGCGGTGATCAGACCCAGCCGCCGCAAGTTTTCCTGACCGAAGCGGGCTGGATCGAAGGCGGCGACGATTTGCTGTGGAAGGCCAGCGATGCGGGGAAGGGCACGACGCTGGTCTTTGCCCGGCTGAAGGCGGGCCGTGCCGGGCAGCGGTCCGAACGCTGGCCTGCCTCCACGCCGCAACTGGATCTGGAAGGCAAGTTTACCAAGGTCTGGGACATGCGCGACCCGGCGCAGGATCCAGACGATCCGGCCACATGGGAATGGCGCGAGAACCTGTCGCTTTGCACTCTCGACGCGGCGCGGATGAACCCGTTTCGGCCCTATGACCTGACCTTCGTGATGCGGGATCAGTTCGAAGGCTGGGCGGATAGTTCGGATGACGTCATGCCGCTGCAATCGGGCGGGTCCGAACCGCGCTACACGATTAGCGGCGTTGTGGTCTTCGACGGCAGTGAAATCGAGGATCTGCTGACGCCGATGGCGATGACAGGTGCAGCCCGGTTAAGCTTTGTCGGGGGCAGGTTGGGGGTCATTCCCGGCGCATGGCGTACACCGCTGCCCGCGATCGAACAAAGCCTTGACGGGCTGAGCTTCAAGAGCCTGCGCAAAAGCGACGACCTGTGGACGCAGTTGCGCGTGACCTATTCACCGCTGACCCGTGGGGGCGAGGCGGGCGAGTTGAGGCCGTGGGATATTCCGGGCGCAGCGGCGGCGGACGGTGGCAATCCGAAGATCAAGACGATTGACCTCGGATTATGTCGCAGCGGCACTCAGGCGCAGCGGGTGCGCAACATCCTGGGCAAGCAGAACCGGCTGCAGAAATCCGCCACGCTGGTCGCGCCGCCGCGCAATATCGAGGCAATGACAGGGTCGATCGTGCCGCTGGGCCTGCCTGACCCTTACGGGACGCATATGAACGGGACTTACGAAGTTGCCGAGGCACATCCCGCCGCTGACCCGGTGGGGTCCGACGGATACGCGCTGCGCTGTCCTGTGGTTCTGATTGAGACGTCGCAGGAGGTGTTCGCCTGGGATCCGGCAACGGATGAGGAACCGATCGTTGATCCGCCCTATGACGGCACCCGCGACGGGGTGCAGTTGCCGGGGGTGCTGTCTGTCACCAGTGGGCCGGGTGTCGATCTTGATACCGGCGGTGCGATCATCCCGCGGTTCCGCTTTGCCTTCGACCCGTCCGGCAGCGCCGGGGTGCTGGCCTATGAATGGGAATGGAAGGCCGGAACCGATGCTTATCAAAGCGGCGGGTCGGTCGATGCCGAAGTGATCGACGGGGTGGGTGATGTGTTTTTCCATCTGCCTGTCTCGGACATCTCCCAGCCGCATGCGGCGCGGGTGCGCACCGTGGCCGAAGCGGGGCGCAGCGACTGGCGCGACGTGACGGGCATCTATTACGCCTTCACGCTGGCCTCGGTCGTGGCGACGGCTGGCGCGGGCGAGGCGAATTTCACCGCGACCGCGCCTGCCAGCGCCGTGTTCCGTGGCGTCCGGGTCTATCGCGGCGCGGTGGGCAGCGATCTGAGCGCCGCCGCCATGGTTCTGGGGCTGCAGGAATTCGCGCCCGGCGCGGCGATCGATGTGACGGCGGGGCCGATGGCATCCGGGTCATATGATTTCTGGCTGGTGCCAGTCACTCAAACCGGCAGCGACAGCGGGTCCGCCGGTCCTTTCACACTGACCATCACATAAAGCGGAGCATCAAATGCCGATTGATGAAATCAATCTGACCCTGACCGGGTCGGATCCAAAAGAGCTGGACGTTGCCGAGATCGAAGGCAAGGTCAATGCCGTGGTCGGGCAGGCCAATTCCGAACTTGCTGGCAAGAGCGCGGCGGGGCACGGCCATGCTATCGAGGATGTCGCTGATTTGCAGGCCGCAATTGATGCCTCCACAGATGGTAAGGTTAGCGACAGTATTCTTGATCTTGTCGCCAAGGCGTACGCCCTCGGGGCGAATAGCCTCAATGCGATGGTGACGTTCGGGGCGAAGGGAACCCGTCGCGTCCCCTTCGCAGTTGAGCCGGATGGGTCGCTATATATCGGGCCGTACAGGATGCGGGTGAGCGTGGCGAACAGCCTGGGCCTGATCCATTCCATTACGAACCGGGCCGGAAAGCTGTTTTTTGGCGTCTCAAAATACGGCGATATGTACTTCCCCGGCGGCAAAGTCCGTCCTCTGGGGGACAATAGCTTGGGGTCTCTGTTGTCTTTTGGCCCGACCGGCAAGTCGTGGTTCTATATCAACAAGGATCACGAATTTGAGGCCAAGACAGCCGGACCTCTGGTATACGAGCGCGCCGGGGATATTTATGCGCTGGAAGGCAATGTCGAAACGCGCCTGACCGAGACCGGTGACAACGCGCATGGTCGCTATGTCGGTCATGGTCGAGTGCAGTTCATGTCCACCCGGCGACGTGGTGTGGCCCTGCGCTATGAATGCTCGATCGCAGACCCGAGCGACTATGAGGTGGCCTATGGGACCAAGGCCGCGTTCGAGGGGTTCGTTCACGAGGGGCAATCAAACATGGACGGCGGCGCGAATCCGGCAGTCGATACCGTACCGTTCGATGAAGAACGTGCTTTCAAATTCGTGAATGGCCCTATTGGGCGCTATGACGAAGACATTGGCCCAGAAATTGTGCCTCTGGCCGAGGAAGACTACCAGACCCAAGCTTCGTCTTGCGCCCAAGACCTGCTTCGTTATCGCCCCGCCATGAAATTGCTGATGCTGGGTCACGCCATCGGCGGCAAGCAGATCGAAGAACTGTGGAAGGGTGGAACAGAGGGCGCATACGAGCGGATCATCACCCAGCTTGGTTACGCCGCACAGCTTCCCGGTGGAACACGCGTTCTGGCAAAAATTCTAAACCAAGGGGAAGCCGATTCGATTACCCTCGATTTGAATTGGGATGACGACGTGGAGCAATGGTTGGACGACAGCAACGTCGATATGTTGGCGGCTTTGGATCAAACCGACAAGCTGGTGCTGGCAATGTTCCAGACGTCCAGTATCGCGCGCTATATGGAAAGCAACCCGGACGGGTTCACCACGCCTCTGTTGCAGCTTGCCGCGATGAAGCGCCGGACCGACATGTTCATCATCGGGCCGCAATACCAGCACACCTTTCTTGAGGGCGGATACCAAAGCCACTACGACGTGAACGGTCATCGTGACGCCGGGGAAAAGACAGCTCAGGCGCTCTACCAGATCGTATTCAAGGGGGAAGACTGGCAGCCCACACAGTGGACCGATGTCACCGTGGATAACGACACATTCGTGCTGGATTACACCTGCCCGGTCGGGGCCATCGTTTCGGACGACACCACGACCATCGCGGACCCCGGCAATCTTGGCTTCAATTTGGTCGATGCTGCATCGACCACCATCGGGTCGGTCACGCAAACCGGCGACAGGCAGCTAACCATCCAATGCTCTGCCAACATCGTTGCGGGAAACCGCCTGTCCAACGCGATCCACAACGGGGACTCTGGTTACTCCGGTCGCCTGCGTGGAACCCGAAGCTGCATCCATGACGAAGACCCGAAGGTGGGGTCGTACACATCCAACAATCTCTTCAATCACGCAATCGCCCAAGAATACACTCACGTATAAGGAACCTAAAAAATGACCGGAGCTAAGTTTGAATTCAACGTCGATCTGCCTGCTGGTGTGGATCTCCCGACATTGACCGAATACAGCAGCAGCGCCGCCGAAGCGCAAATGCTTGCCCAACCGGAACTGCGCGAATTCTTCGACGCCACCGACACCAGCCGGATGACGCTGGAGGACACTAATCGGTGTGCAAATCTCGTTGGCGTTAAAAACGGTCTCGACTGGACAGCAGCAACTACGGCCAGGCCAACATATATCGACGGGGCGTTTGGTACACGTGCGGGGCTGTATTTCGACGGTATTGCCAACACTATGCAAAGCGTCGGTCTGTTCACTGGTGCCCCGCGCTGGTCGGCGTCGATGGTCTTCTTTGAAACGTCCAATGATGGGACGTCCAAGATCATCTTGACAGATACCAGTGACAGCGGCCCGAACGTCTACCATGCGAACTATACAATGCGCGCGTACAATAATGACGTGTCTGTGAATATCCCAAACATCGCCGTTAGCGCGACAATCGTCCACGTCACGGCTGACACCATCGCGGCGCTTGCATCGATCATTTCGGGGGCCATCTCTGCACAGGACGACATTGCCGGGTCTCGCCTGACGCCGCCGAACGGTGATGCCACCTTGGGCAGCTCTGGTACAGGGGGTAATTTTTTCAAGGGGTACGTGGGGTCGCTGGCAATCTGGAATGCAGACTTGTGGGATAAGACCTATTTGCGGGATTTGTTCGACAACTACGCGAAATCTCATTTCCGGCTGTAACAGGCTCTGAGCCGTTGTGCTGCATTACCAGTCACCAGATGCACCGGCCCTGTGGCCGGTTTTTTTATGAGGGGGTAGGGCCGATGGATGACCCGAACTTGTTCGCTCAAATCTTCAACCAGCGCGGGGCGCTACTGACCTTTTTCGGCGTCCTGGGCGGCATGGTTCGATCGGCTACGATCCGAACCACATGGCGCGAAGGTCTGCGGGTCAGCTTTATCGGCGGGGCCACGGCCTTCGGCGTCGGCGTTCTTGGCCCGATGCTGGCCCGGCCATGGATCGGCGATCTGCCGGATGGCATGGAAACCGCCCTGGGGACGCTCTGCGCGGCGGCATTCATCGTCGGGTTGGTGGCTGTCACCATCATCGAGCGGATGATCGAAGGCAAAACCATCACGACGGCGGAAGACTGATGCGCCATCACATCCGCCGGGAAAAAACCGATCCGGCATCGGATATGTGGCGCGTTTTGCGGATTGGCTTGTCGATCGGGCTGATCCTGCTGCTGGTCCTGCCGCTTTTCATCAACTGAGGATCTGACATGTCACAGACATTCGACGTGCGCTGGCTGCAGCGCGCGCTAAAAACGCTTGGCTTCAATCCCGGCCCGATCGATGGGATCAAGGGGCCGAAAACCGACGCCGCGATCGTTGCGTTCAAGCGCCGGATCGGGTTCCGTCAACGGCCCTATGTTGGGCCGATCACGCTGGCCGCGTTGCAGGGTGCCGTGGTCGAGGCGATGCCGACCCGGTTCGGCCCAGACACCGCGCCGGAACCGCCGTGGCTGGTCGAGATTTCCAAATTCATCGGTCTGCACGAGGTCCGCGACAATGCCGCCGTGCGCGCCTGGCTGCGCTCTGACGGGGCCACTTTGGGCGATCCGGCACAGTTTCCATGGTGCGGCGATGCCGCCGCCACGGCTCTGAAAAAGGCGCTACCGGATGAAGCTTGGCCCGATCGGCTGGATGCAAACCCGTATTGGGCGCGAAACTTCACCGGGTTCGGGATCGCCTGCCGGGACGTTTACGGCGCGGTCTTCGTGTTCAGCCGGGGCAAGGGTGGGCATGTCGGGTTTGCCATCGGTCGCAGCGCGGACGGCAGTCGCTACCGGATCCGGGGCGGCAACCAGGGTGACATGATCCGCGATAGCTGGATGGCGGCCAGCCGCGTTCTGGCGCGGCGCTGGCCCGCGACATGGCCCGCCGCCTATCAGCGCCCCTTGCCGGTGCTGGACGCGTCCGGCGCGGTTCTCAGCGTGAACGAGGCGTGAGGTGATCCGCTGGATCGCGCTTTCGCTGGTCCTGTCGGTCGCGGGTTGCAGCCCGTCCACCGCGGTCAAACTGCTGACCGGCGGCGGCCCGAACGTCGCGGCGAACGGGCAGGGGGGCCGGACCAATGTGCAGGCGATCGGGCAGACCGCCGTCACCGATCAGAAGATCGTCCGGCCACAGGCGCGCTCGATTGAGCAGAGCGCTGGTGAAACCGGAGTGCGCGCCGAGGCGGTTCAATCCGTCACGGTGCATAACGAAGCACCGCCCTGGGTGTGGATCATCGCCATTCTGGCGGTCGGCATGGCCGGAGCCGCGCTGGCAGATGAGATCCGCGACCGGATGGCGCGGCGCGGCGTTAAGTGACCCAGGGGGGGCGGGGATGGGCGGGAAGTGTGAATTCGCTGCGAGTGCGAAATCAAAGTGGAACTATATTAAGCGGACTTTTCAAGTTGATTTGTGACGAACTGGCGGTGTCAGTGTGCAACCGGTTTTGTAAGAACTGATATCCGCTGCTTGCAAGGCCGTCGCTTAAAAGCCATTGTCATTTCGTGGTCAAAATTGCCTGCGCACCACGGAGCATGCTCGTTAAGGTAACATCTTGGTTGTCAGACAAGAATTCAGGAACACATCAAGTGCTAGAACCTGGACATCAAGTGCAAACAGCTTGTATAAGGCTGCAATGAACTATACTTGCATCGATCTTTTTGCAGGATGCGGCGGGCTGTCGTTGGGCCTGGGGCAAGCAGGCTTTAAGCACTTGTTTGCAATCGAGGCTCACCCCCACGCTTATGCTACCTATCATCGCAACCTAGTCGTCGGGAAAGACTACCAGCAGAGATGGCCCAAATGGCTCGATCAGAGCGCGCATGACATTCTCGATGTTGTAGGTGGCAAGAACGCTGAATTGAAGCAGCTTCGTGGGAGAGTTGACCTCGTAGCAGGCGGTCCGCCTTGCCAAGGCTTCAGCATGAATGGACGGCGAGACCCTTCAGATCCTCGAAGTCAGATGATCAACGCCTATTTTGCTTTCGTCGATTTGGTGCGACCACGAGCTGTTCTATTAGAGAACGTCCAAGGTTTTGCCTCAATGCCTCACGAAGCGCACGGTAACTATCCAAACTTTGCCAAGGCAAAGTTGGATGAGCTTGGCTACGATGCTTTTGAAACAATCGTTCTAGCCTCAGACTATGGGGTGCCACAGCGAAGGCCAAGATACCTGCTTATAGGTATCGAAAAAGGGTCCTTGCCGGGGGTAAACCCTGTAGAGCGGCTTAAAGTAGGCAGAAAACACTTCTTACAGAAGCTCGGCCTTAGTCTGAAACCGACATCTACTTTCGAAGCGTTGTCTGATTTGGAGACCCGAACTGGTGTTCTAATCGATGACCCAGACTTTGGATCGCGTGGGTTTAAGGCTTTGGACTACAAAGCCCCAAAAACAAAGTCCGCATATCTGCGCTTGATGAGAGATGGTTGGCCTGGCAAGCCGTCGGATATGAGGCTGGCAAGACACTCTGATCGCCTAGTGGAACGATTTAAAGACATTTTAGAAAACTGTCCTCTTGGACAATGCATTTCCCCAGAAGATCGGGAACGTTTTAGGATCAAAAAGCGCTCGATTACCCCGTTAGACCCTACTCAACCTGCTCCGACCATCACGACGCTACCAGATGATCTTGTCCACTACAGTGAGCCTAGAACAATGACCGTTCGTGAGCACGCCCGGATACAGTCTTTTCCGGATTGGTTTAAGTTCTGCGGCCCGTATACAACTGGGGGGCACCGAAGGAAGTACGATTGTCCACGGTACACTCAGGTTGGGAATGCGGTCCCGCCGCTTCTGGCAAGAGCTATTGGTGAAACCATCGCATCAGTCCTTCGTGATCAAGATATCAGAAATCTGCCGGACAGCTCTCAATTGACTAAGGAAGGTGCTCCGATGGCCTGGGAAGTCGTCGACGGTCATGAAAGGCTTCCCGTTTCGATCTAGAATTAGCCAACCTTTGTCATTACGTGTTTCAAGAGCGTGGCCCAAGACGTTGCGGACTTCTAAGACGCTATCGCGGTAGTTTTTTGTTGCCGCCCGAAGTGCTCTGAGCTCGTCTTTTGCCTCTCCGTCGGGCATGCTCGCAATGTGTTTCCGGAGCAACTCCCTAAATAGGTTGAAGGATTTCATACTGTCGGTAGCTGGATGATCAATTCGTTCGGATAGGTTGGTCTGCGCTGGGAATTTTGCAAGGTTTGCCGCTGACTGGTCGCAAACCGCTTTATCAAGGAAGCTAGTCGCAATCCCCTCCGCGTCCCCGACAGCTAGCTCCAAGATAACCTTCCTGCAAATCACATCAACTTCAGCAACAACCTCCATCGCCAACCCACGCATTCCCGACAATCTGTTGAGCGTATGAGCGTAGTCCTGAATCAACTCACTTGCTCGAGCGGTAAAGTTGTCCCGGTTAGCACAAAAGACACCTTCGATCCGGTCTTTCGCCATCCGGTCCCGCAGGCCCGCCTCAGTATCGCCGCTGCTGTAGAATAGAATTGGTGTCGAGCGAAACAATCGACGTATCTCCGGGGCCAGTTCATCACCTCGGACACCTCCGGCAAGCCCGAGATCGAGAAGTACCAAGTCAAAAGCGTGATAGCTTCGCTGGCGCTTGGCTAACTCCACTATGTCAGCGCCATCCACTGAAACGGTAATTTCAAGCTCGAAACCGGCATCAGCTGCGCCTCGACGTATCTCTTCTTCTTCTTGTGGCGAAAAGTTATCCTCGATCCACAATAACCCGAACTGGAGCT